TGCATGGTTTGCAATTGTTTTAATTCTATCTAAAGGTTCTTCACCTTCACTTAAATACCCTCTTCTTAAAAAGGTAACGGATTCTTCGTTAATCCAATCAAATAATTTTCTATCGCTCATAATTGTAACTTCTTAAAATAAATCGTCTGATGTAATCGATTTTTGTTTTTTACTATAATTTATACTTCTTTTATTAAAGAAATCGGTATGCTTTGTGGTAAGAATTTCATCATCAAACCACTCAGTTGTTTCCAATAAAGATTCATCAATACTAAAAACTTCATCGATACCAATTGATTTTAATGACCTGTTGAATCTATCTTTAATAAATTCTAAGGTTTGTTCTTTGGTTAGAAAATCTAAATCTCCCTTTTCAAACATCCAATCTACGATTTCAGATTCAGCATCATATGCATCTAAAGTTGCATCAATAATATCTTCAATCAACTCATCAGTCCACCAATCAGGATTTTCAGATTTGATGGTATTTACCAAATCAAATCCAAATTCAGCATGGATGTTTTCTTCTTTTGACGTTGCTTCAACAGCGTTACTAATACCTTTCAATACATTCTTATGTTTGTTGAAAGATAACATAACTAAAAATTGTGAGAATAGAGATACATTCTCAATAAACATAGAAAAAAGGATTACTGATTCAAAGTAATCTCTATTTTCAGTAGAACGAGCTCCACTAATAGATTTCTCTAAATATTTGATTCTTCTACGAATCGCAGGTACTTCCATCAAATTCTCAAACTCATTGTTTAATCCTAAAACCTGAATTAGATTAGAATATGCATCAGCATGTCTAACTTCCGATTCAGCGAAAGTTGCACCAACATTTCCAATTTCAGGTTTTGGCATTTTTTTGTAGATATCTCCCCAAAAGGTTTTAACAGCGATTTCAATTTGGGATATTGCAAGCATTGCTCTTTCTACTGCAGTTCTTTCTTTTTCATTCAGATGTACTTTAAAGTCTTGGATATCTGAAGTGAAGTTAAACTCAGTATGAACCCAATAAGAGTGTCTAATAGCATCAACATATTCCACCAATTGTGGATATTCATAAGGTTTAAGATTTACTCTTTTCTTAAAGATATCAGGTTTGTGTTTTGAGCGATATAGAATGTATTCTTTTGCTACATTATTTAACCCAACATCCATAAGTTTGTTTTCTACAACATCACCAATTTCATCTACTGTTACAATAGTGATGTGTTCATATTTAAACAAACCTCTTTCCACAGTTCTTGCAACCTTTTCTGCTACTTCCTCATCTACTCTATCAATGGATTCCATTGCTTTTAGAATAGAATTTTGGATTTTTTCTAATTTAAAACTCTCTTTTTCTCCACCTCGTTTAGTTACGAAGTGAACATCTTCCGCTGTAGTATCTACAAATGTACTCATAGTTCTTCTTCTTTGATAAATGTACCATTTACGGTCTTTCCCTTCCTATTTTTGATTTCATTCCAAGCTGATTCCAAACATTCGGTAGGTTCTAAACCTAATTGTTTTGCTAAAATAATAACTGTAACTAATATATCACCGATACCATCGATAACTTCATCAGTATTTTTTCCTTTTAGGATTGCTCCCATCGTTTCACCTAACTCCTCCATCACCTTCATTGATTGTTTAGGTGCATTATCAGGAGAAAGGATTCCCTTTTCATCAGCCCATTGGGTGATGTTTTCAATTAATTCATCGAATGTCATAACAATGTATTTTGTAAATTGTAAGTTCCCAAAATCTCCTCACCTGCTTTTATTGGTTTAGTAATTTTCTTCGTTACTGAATCAAAGTTACCATCTTTTCCAGCGGTGTTGGTATAAACTATTGGATTGGCTAAATTAAAATAACAATCCTTAAATAATCTAAACCAAATAACAGGATATTCTGGTTTGTTTTCATAAGATTTGATTACTACCCTTTTTACATAATTGGGTAGGTAATCAAACTCTCTTTTTTCCATAGTGTAGATTCTACTATCACCTTTCCAAGTAACAAACAACTGCTCACCAACTTCCAAATCTCTAAGGGCAAAAGTACCTATCCCATGTATTGGAGATGGGGCAATATCGGTTACTATATGATTAGAAAGGTAATCGTAGGCATCCATACACTAAAGAACAATTATTTGTTTTCTTCTACTGAAGCTTTTCTATAATCGGTTACTAATTTTTTAACTTCACCAATTGCCTTACGAGCTCTTGATTTTGCGGCTTTAGTAGTTCCGTTGTGATTATCTTCGAATTCAGCGAAGAGTTCTTTAAGTTGTTCGAATAGTTCTTGTGATGTTGCCATAGATATTAAAATTTAAATCTCCCACTTTAGTGTGAGAGGTGTTTATAACTATTGTATATATTGGAAAAAATTTATGTTCCAAAGTTAATTTTTTTTACTTTTTTGTTTTTTGATATTTGTTACAAATTTTGATAGTTACCCAAAGTTTTCAACATACTTTTTGTGAAGTAACTTTTTCTCCATTTGTTCACCATTTGCAGATTCTTTTTGTGTAATGATTCCATCTGAAGAATTCCCATCATAAACCTCAATAAATCCAGTATTGGTATCCATCTTAGATGGGAAAGTAATCCCATCAGGTCCGAATCGGTTTTTCATAATATGGAATCGTGCAGTATTGTTCAATTTATCCTTACTCTTTCTACTGATACTCATAATGAAATCAGCGTTCATTACCTTAGCGTAGGAATCTGCTACCTTATCCGCTTCAATAACTTCAGAATCAATTGCTGAACGATTGGTTTGGGATGCTGTCCAAATAGGAATACCCAATTCACCACTAATACCTCTCAACTCAATGTAAACACCACCTTGCTCACCATAGGTTGAATCGGATTTGTTGGAGTGAGAAAGTAACAAATCAGCGTAATCAATAATAATCAAATCAGGTTTATTTCCCGCTGCTGTCATCTTCTCAATATGGGCTTCTATCTTTTTGGCAGATACACCTTTTGGTGGGAAGTACTTAATAAGAAGTTTACCCCTCAACCTATTAATCTTTTCTTTAACAAATTCCTTTTTCTCTTTCACATCAGCAGATGGAATTTGTGTAAAGACGGTATCATATCTCTGCCCAACATAGTGTTCTGAAAGTTCCAATGAGTAATGTACTACATTTAAACCTGCTTTTACAGCTGCGGCTCCTAATGCACATAATACCCAAGTCTTTCCAACTCCAGAAGGTGCCACTGCTACTCCCAATTCGCCAGGTCCCAAACCACCATCCATAAGTTCATTAATACAATCCCAACCAGTTGGAACGGTGTTTCTATTAACCTCTTCAGTTCTTTCTTCAAAGTCCAAAAGGTAATCATGTCCTAAATCGGAATCCACCCCTACCTTCATTGCCTTATCTACCAAATCTTTGATTCTATCGTAGTTTCCAGCTTTGAGTAAGTCAACTGATTGAACGATTGCATTTTTTAGGTTTTGATTGATGCAAAACGAAGAAAACTCTTTCTTTACATATTCTAAATCAGAATCACCAACTTGAGTGAATACCGATTTGAGTTGTTCTACTACATTTTTCTGAAACCCTTTATCATCTAACTTCGAAACTTCTACTTTAAACACATCAATCGTTGGAGATTTCTTAAACTCATCGTAATAAGAAGTAATCTCTTCTGCAATCCATTTGTTAGCTTCAGATTCAAAAAACTTTGGATGTATAATCTCACTAAGAGTATCCAACATACGAACATCAGCAATCAAAGATGATAACACCTTTGTTTGAAATGATTGACCGTATTTGGAAAGAGTATCTATATTTTGCATTTACCTGTAACCTAATTTGATTTCACAAAGATACGAAAAATTTGTGATAAAACAAAATCATTTTATAATAATATTTTGAAAGGTTGAATGTAACCAATCATTGATATCCCGCCAATTCTGAAGGATTTTGTATTTCTGTCCAACTCTAAGGAAATCTATTTTTTTAAATTCAATATCCTCTTCTCGGAATCTATCCAAAATTTTCATTTTCTGATTGGTTGGAATATGTGGTTCATCTAACTCCATTAATCTCTTATTCATTAGGAGTTGGTCTTTTGCATTTAAGATATCATCATATAATTTGATTTTACCTTTCTTTTCCTCACACATTTGGAAGAACTCCTCATGTGTTATCAACCTATCCTCAGAAAGTTCAGGAAACCTCTTTAAAAGAGTTTTAATACCACATCCTCTAATGCCCGGTATGTTATCGGATGTATCACCATCCAAAGTACGATATAAAAGTAGGTTTTGTGGCCATATACCAAACTCATCATAAACCATTTGCCTATCATATAGTTTCTTTTTAGTGGGTGAGAACACCTTTACTTTATCAGAAACCAATTGAAGGAAATCTTTATCAGTTGAAACAATAACTACTTCATTACCTTCTTCAATTGAATTGTATTGGGTAAGATACGCAATTGTATCATCTGCTTCGATTCCATCATAAATCATAGTTTGAATGGGAAGATAATCTAAGATATCATTCAACCAAACAAATTGTTGCCTCATTGATAATCTCTCATCCTCTTCACTCATCATCTCACCATAGGTTCGATTTACTCTGAATCGGTTCTTTTCTCTACCAGCTTTGTATCCTTCGTGGATTTTCTTTCTGGATTCTGAACCATTCTTCCCATCAAAGGTAACAATACAACGAGTTGGATTAAATTCCCTAATTTGGAATCCAATAGATTTGAGTGAACCAATCACCCCACCCGTATGGTCACCATCCTCATTCATTGTGGGGTTGGTTGTCCAGCTACGGATGAAGGTGTTTAGTCCATCAATAATCAGAACTCTACTATTCCTTTCACGAAGGTGATTCGTTTTGTGTTCCTCATTTACTTCGTTGAGGATATCTTTATAGAGTTCCTTCATTATGTAGTTGTTGTGGTGTAAGTAACACTTGGATTACCAAAGTACTTCTCAATAGCTTCCAATCTATCATCGGCATCTACCAACATCTGAAGTGCTTCCTCAGCGTTTTCGTAGAAATCTTTTGTAGAATGGTCACCAATCCCAGCGGGATGTTTCTCCAACAACTCCAAAGTAAGGAGTGCTTTTGCCTTATCTGCTTCAGCAGAGGCCTTTAACATTTCTTTTAATCTGCTCATAACTTATTGTTTTGTTTAATCTCCGATTACTTCTGAATCAGTTACTAAATTATCGGAATCCAATGAATCCCTTTTGTATTGTAAGATAGTTGCTTCACAAATTCTTTTGTAAATTTGTTCTTCTAATTCTGCGTTGGTTTGTAACAACTCAGGGAAATCTTTGGCTTGGAATTTGAATTCTTCACCAGTTTCGATATCCACATAAGTGTACCATGCTCCACCCTGCGAAACTAATTTGTTATCTTTCATCATCGCTAACCAAGCTCCGTAGTTATCAATTCCTCTATCGAAGAAGATATCGAAATCTGCGGAACGAAGTGGTGGTCCCATTCGGTTCTTTACAACCTGGCATCTTACTTTGATACCAACGATTCTATCACCACTACTTTCTTTCACCTTAATAGTTCCCATACTCTTCAATCTCAAACGAACCGAAGCATGGAAAGCGATTGCTTTACCACCAGAAGTTGTCCAAGGGTCAGAGAATGGCATTGCGTTCATCTTCTGTCTCAACTGATTTGTGAAAACCAATGTGATTTTCTGTCTACCAATTAAGTTAGTGATTTTACGCATTGCCTTTGAGATGATAATTGCTTTATCAGTTGCGTATCCATCTTTACCATAATCTGCATCCATCTCCTTTTCAGTTGATGCTGCGGCAACTGAATCCACTACGATTGTTACGAGTCTATCTTTTGATGCTACTCTCACTTTCTCAATAATGGTTTCAGTATATTCGAAACATTGTTCAACAGTTTCGGCTGCTACATATAGTAATTTAGATACATCTACACCAATTACTTCTAAGAACTCTCTACTTACTGCGTTTTCAGTATCAATCAGTACTGCAACACCACCTTGCTTTTGTGTTTCAGCAAGGAGGTGAGCAGATACTAATGATTTTCCAGATTGTTCAAGTCCAGTAATTTCGGTGATTCTACCAACAGGCAATCCACCATAAGGTCGATTAGAAATGGCAACATCCAACATCGATGCTCCGGTGGATACCCACCCATGTACATTGGTAGGAGCATCTCCACCATCCAAAAAGAATGCTACTTTTTGGTCTTTAGATTGTTTGTTCAATGAATCAGCTAGAATGCTAGCTAAATCCACCTCTTTTGTTGTTTTTGCCATAAATGTAACTTATTAATTGTTGAATAGGTCATCAAATGCAGATGCCACATCATCCATTTTTTTCTTCTCCTCAGTAGTTACTTCGTTTGAAGGAGCTGGAGCTGCTGCTGGAGCTGCTTGAGCTTGAGGTGCTGATGGAGTTGAAAGAGTTTGTTCAGTTACACTCTCTTCACCTTCTTCACCAGTTGGGTTCAACCAACCCTCTAATACTGATTTCAATTCAGCGTAAGATAGTTCCTGATAGATATCAGTAATGTTACTCTGATTTTCTAAGAGGTTTGTGATTTGTGCATCATCACCAGCCAAAGGAGTTACATTTGGTTTTACACGAAGTGTGGTGGTTGGGTATGAAGTTCCAGCATCTTCAGCTGATACATACTCAATTGTTAAATCACGTCCAGAGTTAGGGTCAGTAATATCACCATAGTCTGGGTCAGCAATGTAACCTAAGATTTCTTGGTAAACGGTCTTTCCGAATCCCCAAAACTTTACACCTTCACCTTCTTCACCACGAACAAGAACAGGAACAAAAGTACGGAGTTTTGGCTCCATTTTCTTAGCCGCTTTCCAATCTTCTTTATCACCCATTCGCTTCAATTTGTCAGCAAATTCGACAATGGGGTCAGGACGCCCAAAGGAAGATGGAGAAAGGTAAGTTTTGTTGTTGATGTTGTAGTGGAAGAATAGTTCGATGAAAGGATTCTCAGGAGAGAATTTGTAAGGAACGATTCTGACTTGATGTTTACCCGGAGTGGGTTTCCAAAGAGCGTCTGTACGCTTAGAAGTGTTTTGTAGTTTGTTCAGTCTACCTCTGATTGCGCTTAAATCTAGTGCCATAATTGTTTAAATTTTAAAGGTTTATATATTTAATGGTTTTATTATGGTGTCTTTCCTACACCTTATATAAATATCAAGAAACCAAGTTTTTGAAGGGTGCTTGAAATTTATTTGATACAAATATACGAAAAGTTTTCCACACTACCAAATCTTTTTTTTAATTTTTTTGAGGGTTTACTTTTTGCATGTTTGAATTACAAATATACGAAAAAGTTTTTACATTTCCAAATAAAAAAGGGAGAATTTCTTCTCCCTTTCTTTTAATCTAAGTAAATTATTAACTCACCATCATATTCAGTCATATAACATCGAGCTCCCATATATTTTCGAATGTATAACACATCATCAACAGCGTTAAAATTTCTTCTAACTTCATTCTGAACCACTCCAACTACTTCATTGAACAGAACTACTTTTAAATCATCCGTTCTTTGAAATGCATGATATTCGGGCTCTCCAGCCATTGATGTGTTTACTACCTTACATTCTCTCAATTCCATAATTTACCACATTTGTAGTGTTTCGAAAAAAGCTACTTGTAATCTACACCAAAATATCTTTAATCTCTCTTTCATATTACAATGATACCAACATATCCAACAACTCTTGTTGTGGGAACATATCAAATTTATCTGGTCTTGTGTTAGTGTGAGTCCACACACCTTTCACTCTACCATAGAATGCATCTTCGTTGAATTCGAATGCATCCGCACCCTTTTCTTTAATCAATGCAGGTAAACCAGCTCTGATATCGATGCCATCTCTTTCAGCGATGAATTGCATCCATAATTTTAGATTTTCAATTTGTTTATCAGAGTATCTATGCCAAGTAGAGTGTCCTCTAAATGGTTTTGCTAATTTAACGATTTGAGATTCCTCAACCGCTGTACCTGCATAAGTTTTACCATCTTTCACATATCCGAAGTTACATACCTCAACACCAATTGAGTTGATGTGCATCTTTTGTGAACCATTCTTACCTAAGTGATAACCCCAGTTTCCAGCAGGGAATGCCTGTACCATTACACCATCGTATTGGTCATCATTACCTTTTACTGAAGGTCCACCCATTACGAACTCAGTTGAGATAGGTCCGTTTTTATCAGCATCCCATTGTTTGATACAATTGTATGGGTTGTGCCATCCAGCGGTGTGGTGTAAGAACAACCACTCTGCTTTGATTGGGCCTTTTTTGTATTCATCATCAGGCATAAAGTATTCTACAATCTCTAAACCATTTGATGTAGTGTAAGGTTTTTTAGTATAAAGACCAGAAGCAGATTCAGGATTAGCATCTGAAGAAGAAGCATCAGTATCTAATAATCCCATCTTACCTAATGTACCTTTACCTACTAAACCATCTGCAGCTAAGCCATTAGCGGCTTGCCATTTCTTTACTGCTTCCGCAGTTGCTGGTCCGAAGTGCCCATCGGCTGGAACTCCAACCACTTCTTGCACATCTTTTACCAATTCTCCTTTTGAACCAATTTTTAGTAGCATTTTATATTTGTATTAGTTTTGATTAAATTCTATAACCTCAAAGATACGAGTCTGGATTCGTTTCGTACCTTCAGTATTAGTAAGTATAATTGAGTTTTTGAATTTATTCCAATCAATTACAAAAGTTTTATCTAAAATACCACCATTCTCTTCTTTCACCAATTGATTTAAAGCATTGATGGTATATAAAGTATTTGATTCTTTCTTTCTATGGATAAGGATTGTATCCTCTAATGGCTGTGGGGGCTTAAATTCGGTATTGATGTTGTAAGTAACAAACAACTCATCTAAATCCGATTTATTCTGGAGTATGTATATGTAATTATATACAATTACATAAGTCTCTCTGATATCTTGCAGTGTCTTTTGTAACCCCTCTTTTGTTGTAAAAGTACATAATAACTGTGTTTTCATATATAGTATTCCCTAATTAGTACCTATAAATATCAGATTATTTTTTTGGGGTATTATTTAATATATTGTTATTTACGCTTTACCAAGTAAAACAGTTTGTTTTGCTAAACATTCTTGGAAATCTTTATGATATGCTATTGTATCTTGCATTGCACCACCTGGTCCACTTTTTGACCTTGCACTTTGGAATCCGATTTGTTTTCCAAATCTATCATAAATTATTACTTTTCTATTATCGTAATTATCAACTTTAATTTCAATACCAGATTCAATATCATCATCATCTTTTAAACCTAAACAATTTTTCAATGTATCTTTATCAGCAACAACAGGAACATCCAAATCGTTAAGTTCTCCATCAAATGGAGTTTTTGATAAAGAACCATCGGAATTTACCAAAAAGAAACTTTTTCCTTTCTTTTGGTAAAGATTACCTTCGGAATCCATTTTTAAATCCTTAAATGCATATTCACCCATAATGGTTTCAAATTTATCATTAGGAATACCACCGGGGTCGTGTCCTTCTGCAACATCCAAATGTAATCGTTGTATCATCCTTTTTGAAAAAGCAGTATCACCACTACCTGGTTTAATACTATTCATTTTTTCTCTTAAAGTATT